TATCGCGGTCTTTGGCGGCTTGTCTGTTGTCTTGTAGCTTGACACTCCCTTTGCTGACTTTGTAATGCCAAGAAGCGCTACCTTGTCGGCAGCGGTCAGCTTGTCGATTCCGAATGTCAGGGTTGCTCCGGTAACGAGTGAAATGTCGCTGACCTTCTCACCGTCTCCGTAAAGGGTTCCGGATGATGTGGTAAAGGCAATCTCTACATTGCGGAGTGTGGGCATTGCCACTACTGTCCCGAGTGTGTAAGCTGCATTTGTGTCTGATGTTACGGTCGCACGCTTGCAGTTCCTTACGTTGATTCTATAACCAGCCATTTATATTTTCTCCTTTCATTGTGTTAAATATTGCGGTAATAACTGGAAGTGGAATACACCCCGGAATTTTTTCGCCGTGGTGTCATAATAGCTTTCGACGTTCGGGGATGTGATTCCGTCCGTCTGATCGAGTGCAGACATGAGTTCCGCAAGGGCTGTGTCCCTGGCATCCTTGTCCTCAAACCAGATATTGACGAAGCAGTCCTCCGTCCGTCTCTTTGCCTTACCATCCCCGAAAAGCGCCGGGGTTATTACCTGAACCTCAAGTGTTGCCGAGGGATAGACAATCGAATCCTGACCTAAAAAAACGGGAATGTTCAGCGTTTCCTCGATGATACTCTTTATATTATCCTCAGTCATGCGTTGCCCTCCCGATCAGTTCGTCTAATATCTTTTCTATCTGTGGCGCTGCCTTCTCCATCGCGTTGCTGGTGAAGTGTATCGCCCTTGTATGGATGGAGCCGTCCGGGTTTCTCGTTCCGTCGTCCAGCATGTGCCATTTATAGGCTGTCAGCTTTCCTCCGTGGACCGTTACACCGGTTACTCCGGTCTTTTTCCTCTTTCCGTTTATCGTGACCTTGATATCATCCCGCATATGCTTATATCCGGAGCCGGCTTCGTCAGACTTAGGCAGCAGGTTCTGGGTTTCCTTCTTGATAACCTTGCCTATTTTCTCGAGTGCTTCCTGCTGGTCTGATTCCAGCACGTTCTCCATTCGCATGATGTCCTGGACTATGCCGTTAAGCGTATTTTTATAATCAAGATCTACTGTCATAAGCCCACCGTCACTTCTATGGTGCCGCCGACTGGCTCGAATGTTCTTATGATGTTGAATTTTTCCCCATCGAAGATGAGCTCCGTCGGTCTCTTTTTGGTGCCGCCCGTTTCAATGATCACCGCCCGGTCGTATTCGTCTTTGTCAATCTCGAAGATATATGTCGGATTGATGCCGACCTCGACCGCCGCGTAAAATTCTTTATAGCTCACGGACTTCTTCGTACACCAGACGGGTGTTTCCGTCCTGGTGACTGTCGCCCCGCTTGCCGTCAATGTCACGAGCTTTGCTTCGTCGTTATGTACCATCCGCTACCTCCCCGGGAGTCTGTCCCGATCCTGGGATCCTTGCGGACTTCCTCAGATTGTCCAGCTGATAAAGGAAAGATTTCCCTGCGGCATCCCTGATCCGCTCATCTGTGGAAAGATTCATGAGGCATCCCTGCACGATGCAATCCGTTATGAGCGTATTGTCGGAGGATGCTATGGCCTGCGATACTCCGGCACGCTCAATCTCTGCCCTTGACCAGTCAATGTATCTCTGTATTTCTGTATCCAGTGAAGTGCTTTTCCATCTCAATGCGAGCCTTACTGTGTCTAAAATAGCCATATTTCCTCCAATTTCCCGGGAGGTTTTACGCTCCCGGGATAGATTTTTTTATTACGAAGCGGTAACGGTCACGGTGTAAGTGGTGGATCCGTCATCGCCTGTTACTTCGATTACCACCTCGTTTGTGCCTTCGTCCCAGGTGACTGAATCGCCGCTCTCGATTTCTACATCGTTCGCGGTGATCTCCATCTCGGCATCGGCGCTCTCGGGTGTGGCTGTAACCTTATTTGATGCATTTGTGGTTGTAACGGTGTACTCTGTTACGTCCGGATCAAATTCAGGTGTCAGGGTAAGCGCGCCAATCGTCAGCCCCGATAAGCGCTTACTTATGGGGTTACGTCCAGCTTTGCGAAAGCTGCAGGTGCAAGCAGTGCGCACTGGAATCTTGCATAACCGCTGTATGTGATAACGTGCTTCTTGATATCCTTGTCTGATTCAACCATAATATCCTGAACCATGTTTCCGACTACCTGCTCGGGATCTCCTACCCAGATAAGATCTGCGCCGATTGCATCCTCAACCTTAACAGGGAAGCCTGCGAGGTATCCGCGGATTGCTTCGTTTGCGTCATGCTGGAAGAGAGGGCGGCCTGTTGAGTCAACCATGCCAGCAATGTACTTGTAGATTGTGGTCTGGTTTGCATAGAATACGATATTGTTTACGTTCTTTAATACTGAAAGAGCGCCGGTGACATCGGTCCATACTACCTTGCCGGATGTTCCTACGTCGAGGTCGTTGTGGGTGCTGTCGTAACCGCTGCCGATTGTGGTTATGATGTCAGAAGCTAAAGCTGCGCCCAGGCGGTCTGCGATTTCTCTTGTGATGAAGCTCTCGAATCCGTCAATGCTCATAATGCCGAGTGCGTATGAGATATCTACATACTTTGCGAAATCCTTACCAGAAAGGGTAACCTTTGCGAAGGTGTTGTTTTCTGCGTCGGAAGGTGCAGCGTTCTCGCTTACGGTGCCAGCGTCACCTGCTGCGATTGCAGTACGCTTTGCAACTTCGAGAATTGTGCCGGTTCTGTAAATGGTGATATCGCCCAGGATTGCATGCTTGCCCTCGATAAGATCCCAGATCTTGTTCAGAAGGGTTGTGGGGATGGTGTATCCTGCAGTCTGGCCTGATGTGGTGCCGGTTGTATGAACGAAGTCTGTTCTCTGCTCCTCCTCTGCTGTCAAAGGTAAGCCGAGCATGTACTTGCTCCATGCGGTTCTGTATTCGTTAGAATCAACAGAGAATTTTCCTCTTGCCTCGGGTGCTAAAGGTGCAGGCATGGGAATTACGTTTTCGGGCTGGATCTGTCCGTTTGCGAGTCCCTGTGCGTTTGCGTTTCTGGTCTGCATTGCTTCAAGTGCCAGCTTGCGTGCCTCAAGTGAAGCGATTTCGCTCTTGAATGCTGCTATCTGTTCGTCTGTTAAGTTTCCGGCTTCGAGTGCGGATCTGATCTCGCCAAGCCTTGCTAAAATCTGTTCAAGTGTCATTGTTTTTTCTCCTTTTCAAGTATTGTGTTGATTTTGGTTTTAAGTTCTTCGATGGCCTGGGCTCTCTGTGATCTCTCCGTCACGAGCTTGGCGATTTCTCCATCCTTCAGGCTCCTTGCTGATATCTCAGTCCCATCGTTTGCCGGAAGACTAACTGCGGATACGTCATAAAGCTTGTCAATTGCTTTTATGGTCCTTGTGTAGATGGTTTTTCCATCCAGTTCTTCTTCCTTTATCTCATCGGCCTTTACATGAAAGCCGAATGACATCTTGCTTGTATAGCCGCCCTTGATTTCTTCGAATAGGTTGCGGCCGATCTCTGTCCCGCCTAAGTATGCGTTTACCTGCAGGCCGTGGCTGTCCGGTGTAATCTGCAGTGTGCCGTTTGATGTCCTGGCAAATACGCGCCCCTCGTGGTCGTATTGGAATATAACGTCGCGCATGTCGCAGTTGTCGAAAGCGTGGGCATCTACTTGTTCGTCAATCCGGAAGTTTCCCTCGTCCCAGAGCGTGTATTTTTCATTGAAGGTTGTCGCATACCCTCTGACATTATAGGTTCCCGCATCCTCGCCTGTGATGTTAAGGTCCATCTGCATCTTGCGGTATTCCCTGCCTTTGTTTATCTTGTCAAGCAGACTCATTTCCATCCTCCTTGTCCTCCGGTGCTGTCTCTCCGGTCGGTGTAGTATCCAGTCGTCTTATATATTCATCGCCGCCTTCGTATGGTGCCATGTTGAATACCTGGCGCAGCTCATTCGGTGACATTATTCCTCGGTCCACAAGCTGAACCATATTCAGCTTTGTCTTATTACTTGCATATTGTAAGCGGTTCGATTCATAAAGGACTTTATTCCCGAGGTCCTGTTCCCTTCTCGTGAATACCTTCCTGGTCAGTTCCTCTGATAGCGCTATCAGGAAAGGTTCAATCTTTGCCTGATAAAATGCTTCCATTTCTTCCTCTGTGAACTTCGACATTATGATGTT